CAAGTCTAAACTCTGCACTTATTTCAGCATAAGCATTAACGCCATCTATTTGCCTTTTTTTATAAAGTTCTGTTTCAGCTTTTTTAGCTTCTAAAATTGCTTTTTGTTGCAGTTCTTCAATTGTCGCACCCTCAACCCATTCTGAACCGTTCCAAAAAGGTTTATAAAAATTATAAGTGTATTCAATTGATGCTATTTCTTTATCACTTGGTACTTTTTCAACGCTTGAAAAGTTGCCTGCAAATTGTCCATTTATATGTGTGCTTACCATAATTAATTATATTACTTCTTCAACTTCAACAGTTATAGTCATAGTTCTATTTTGCAAAGCTAAATTATTGTTAAAAAAAGCCATTGTAAATTCTCCGCCCTCTTCCATAGTGAAAGGAGTGGGTATTTCATATATTTTATTCCTTGTACCTGTGTTTGCTGGGAGTGTTACCTCGTGGACTGTATGATTATCAAAACTAAAATTACTTGTACCCACTTTAAAGTATTGAAAACGTAAGGTTACAGGGTTAGAAATCCATTCTGAACTAATAGTTATTTTTGTTACTTTTTGATTAAATAAAACCGATTGCGACCATACTTTACAATCTGTAATTGTATTAGTTGTGCCATCGTATAAACCTGTAATTAAATTTGTAGTGTAAATAGATTGTCCGAAATTGTTCCGAAAAGAATACCAGCTCGTACTTGCATTAGCTATATGTTGAGAAAAAAACAAATATTTATCTGTTCTTAATGAACCTCCAAACTCACTCGCAGCTACTTTTTTAGTTTCTCCACCTTGAACAATTGCGACTTCTTCCGTTCCTGCTAATGGTAAAGTTGCACTTGTTAATTCACTTATTTTTTTATTTGCCATTATAATATAATTTTAAAACCATCTTCTTGCAATAAGAAATCTCCGTTTTCTTGCAATAAATATTCGTTTGTATCTTCTCCTGCTATCGTAAACCCTGCACCGCTTAAACTTTCAATGTACCAAGCCTCTTTTTCTTCTTTACCCTCGAAAGACAATTTAACGCCATTAAAATCAGTTTTACCGCCTCCTGTTGTGTATTGAATATTAACACACTCTAAACCGTTTCTGTTGCCTAAAAAGCGAAAATTTCCATTTCTATCTTGTGCTATTATATTGAAGTTAAAATTTAAGAAACTTTCGTAATTAAATCCGTTTTCTTTTACAAGTTCAAAGTCAATTTTTAAATCAAAATATTTGCTGTCTGCTTCCGTTGTTTGCGTTTGGCTTATACTTGGTTGGTTATCTACTTCAAAAGGATAAATTGTTGTTGCAGGATAGCTGACTAAAATATTGTTATTCAAAATAATTTCAGAACGTAAATAATTAACATACTTAAAGAGGTATATTTTATCTATACCCCCTTGACTATCTTTACAAACTTTATTTCTTCCTTGTGTTATTGTAAATACCATTTAATATTTTTTTTACCTCCATCTAAAAACCAACCACTTGAAAGGCTTACATTTTTAACAGCATTAACCTCGTCTTGATAGGTTTTATATTCTGTTAAAGTGTTTTTACATATCCATTTGTTAAACCTTTGTACGTGAGTTTGTGCAATGTTATGATATTTACCTGCTAAAAATTGCGCTTCTTGCTTATCAACAACTTCGCTACTTTCTGGATTGTGTTTAAAAATACCGCCATTAGTAACCATATAAGAAGCAATTTCTAAATACTCTGCCAAAGCCTCATTTTTAACTATTGGCTTAACAAATTTAGTGTAAAGTTCTAAATATAAACCTGCTAAAGTATCATTTTCAGCATCTTCTAAAATCTTATTGTATAATTCAGTTCCAAGTAAAGGCTCTAATACTAATAATTGAGCATTATAAACGCAATATCTGTATTTATCTGGGTCAACATTACCGCCTAAAATAGTGGTTTTGCTTATATCTGTTGGGTTAATTAATAAAAATTCCATTTATCTTGGGTTTAAAAATCCGTTATTAGGCATATCGTTTGGTTTTTGATATATCTTTTTATCTAAATTAGGCAATATTTCGCCCTCTTTTCTTGCTTGTGCAGGTGTTATTTGCTTCGCTAAAGGGTTATTTACATCAGCTTTTAACTCGTATGTTTCACGAACCCAATAATGACGACAAGCACCACCGCCTTTATACATTAAAATATCATAAGTGTTTGAACCATTAGGACCCCAGCCCTCATTAACTACCTTATTACTCATTGCTTTTATATCTTCAATACGATATAATTTATTAGCATTAACCATTTTTCTGCAAAACTCCCTACTATTTGCACTTAATTCGCCACCATAACGCAATCTTGACTTAAATTTTTCTCCGTCTAATTCGCTTTTTGTGTTTGGTTTTGCTACTCCTGTACTTGCAAACTCTAAATTTGTTTCGCTTGTAATTATTTCACTTTCAACAAGTACCCAATCTTCGCTTATTTCTTCGCCTAAACTTATTAACTCATCGGCTATTGTAGTGTCAAGGTTTTTTTTTTCATCACTACAACAAACGTGCGAACTCATATTAACATCAGTTGTTTGTGTTGTGTCTGTTAAAGGAATAAAGTATAAGTTTAAGTTTATATTATAATGGTTTAAAATGTCGTCTAAAGCTTCTAAAATGTATCTTTGTTTAGGTTGTATAACACGTTTCATTAATTGCGCTTCTGCTGTGTCTAATTCGTCTGCGTTATTACCTAAACCTGTACTGTCTTTAATTCCAAACAACATTGGACTTACTACACCGTGAGCAGTTAACAATTGTTGTCTTGCTTCACCTGTTAAATACTCCCATTGTTTATGCACATTGTCATTAACAGGAAAAGGAACAACTGTAATTTCCGCATCTACTCCGTGAAAGTTTATAACAAAGCTCATCGCATTTGGAGAACCTGTTAATTTAGCTTTTATTTTATGTTCTAATTCTTCTTTTTGCTCTGGTGTTAGTCCGTTACCGTCTGGAATATTAATAATATAACCAGCACTTAAACCTTTACGAATAGAATTAATATACAAGTTAGCAATTTCCTCTTCCATTTCAGCGTAAGGACAACCAGCTAAATAGTCTGGGTCGCTAAAATAGTTTTTGCCTGCATTGTAAGGGCTAATACAATAAATTTCTATTGCATCGTTAGAAGTTCCAAAAGCTGCAAACTCTTCTGGTTGGTTTTTATTTGGGTTGCTCCAATCTTTGCAAAAGAAATAACTTTCAATTTCGCCATCTTCATTTTCTAAACTTGGTACAACTTTTTCTTTCGGTAAATGATAAATAGCGTTTATATCCCCTTTCTTATCTTTTACTATTTGCATAGCAGCTTCTCCAAACAAATTGAAGTCTGAAATGATACGTCTTAAATCCTTGTTAGATAATATTTGTTTAAACTTAACAAAGTCTTGTATATTACGCTCTACATTCTTACACGCAATACCGTTACCGTAAAGCAAGTTATTGAAAGAATTTAAAATAGTTGCGTTTGTAGGGCTTCCATTTTTTCTATCAATTAAGTAGTTGTAAAACTCGTTATTTCTACCATTTAAAACCCAACCTTTGCTTTTATTCTCAACTAATTTAGGGCGTACATAGTTGTTCAATTGTATTAATCTGATATCGTTACTCATAGTAATATTCGTTATTATCTGTTTGATAATCTTGTGTTTCTTCTGCTGTTGCTATTAGTTTGCCTCTGTATAAAATTGCACCTTTACTATCTGTTAAGGTTATTCTGTATCTATCGTTATCTTGAAAAGAAAAGTTAAATAGTAAATGCGTATAACCATCAACAAAATGATAATTATTAAACCCTACTAAATAACTCAAAGATATTTCAGTTTCTTGTTGTGTCGCTTCATTGTATAAAAATAAATTAATTCCATTTTCGGCTGCTTGGCTTCTTGAAATTAATTTTATTTCGTGTTCTATGTTATTTGGATTTACAACTTTCATATAATTAAAACTAAATTGTTTTGATTTTGTTACAAAGTTTTTATATATTTGATAAACTAAATTTTGATTTATGAAAAATTATTTTGATTACATAGAAAATGTTATGAATATTAAGGAAGAAAAATATGGAAAATATTTTTGGTCTGTTTATAATATAAAAGAAAAAATAAATTCACTTTATAAACTATATGAAAATTTAGAAAAAGTAAATAGTATAGTTTCAAAAAAAAATAAAACTTACCAAGATAAATATTTACTTAAAAATATATTGCAAAATGAATATTCAACTTGTCCTCAAAATAAATTTAACAAACTAATTCAATTAAAAATAGATAAATTAGAAAAAGAAGTTTTTTCTTTTTTAGATAAATTTAATAACCCCTACGAAATAATTTTCGATGATTTTTATTTTTTTAAAAATTATGCTTATGAAAAAGGATATTATCCTTATAAGTATTTTGGAATAAACAAAATTACTTTAAAAGTTGCAGGAGAATATGCTATGTATAAAATAAAAAACCCTACTTAATAAGTAGGGTTTAATTTTAATAAAAAAGTATTATTATACTAAAGCTAAAAATGCTGTAACTGTTGCACTGTCTAAAGTAGGTGCTAACAATTTAGTTGTAGAAGTACCTGTCAAAGTATATCCATTTAAATCTGCTTTTGCTCCTCCTGTTGTTGCATCAACTGTGAAATCAATACCATCGTCAATTCCAACCGCTTTATAGTTTCCGTTTCTGTCCTTAATTACTGCCATTGGATAACCAGCAGTTAATAAATTAAATTCTGCACTTGTAGCAGCATCCATTTTTTTAAGAACAATAGTAAGTGTTTGAGTATTTATAGAGGTTCCTGTATTTCTATCTGAAACTTTATTTTCAGCAAAAATGTTACCATCCCCCTCTAATTCATATTCAAACGCCTCTAATAATGATGGGTTTATAGCTGTAGCTTCTCCGTTAGCAATTGTAAAGGCATCTTCTAAATAATTAAATAAATATAATTTTGAAGTACCTCCAACGCCATCTTTACAAGCCTTAACTCTTCCCTGTGTAATATCACACGCCATATTGTATAAGGTTTTAAAAAGGGCTAAATTATTAGCCCTTGTTTGTTATTAATTAAGCTCTGTATAAAACGATTTCTCCACCGTAAGCGTATTGTACACCTCCTGTAAATACAACTTTCATTCTCACAGTACCAGACAAATCTGTTTCATCCATATCTTTAACTTTAATTTCGTTAAAGTCAGCAGTTAAACCTGTTCCGAAAAATACTTGGTTCTTGTTATAAGCAACCATTGTATTAGAGTTTAAACCTTTAATTTCAGTTAAAGTGTACCCCTCGAAATCAAATTCAGACGGCTTTAAAAAAGTTCCGTTTGCTCTTGCTTGTGTTCCGTAAGCTCTTCTTAACGCTCTAATTACGTTTGTAGAAACTCCCATTACTAAACCGTCAGAACCTAAAACTTCATCTGGAATAGCATCAATAAATTTACCTACTTCTGCTTCAACATTTGCTGAAGTGATTGCTACAGGAGTAGCTACGTCTATAACATCTCCGTCAGCAATTAATGCAGGAATTAAACCGCCAAACTCTCCGTTTGTAGCAGCTGCACCCTCCCAAATATCTACATCAACTTTACGAGCAATTCTTTTACCCATATCAGCTAAAATAGCAGCTTGTTCAGTTTGTGGTAAGCTGTCGTTGTGAGCTGAAAAACCCATTTGAGCAGCAGTCCATAATTGTCTGAAATCTTCCTTACAAAGTTCAGAGTCCCATTTCACTTTTTTAGGTGCTAACTCTTTTTCTGAAAGAGTAATAGAACCAGCAGGAGTAAATCCGCAAGAGTAGTCAACAAAGCCATCAGCCGTTTCTACTTTTCTAATAAATTGTGGAGAAACTACGTTCGGTAATACTGTTACCAAGTTTTCAGAGATAGTGTTCGCTTCTTTAATCATTTCAGCGATATATTCTCCTGCTACTTCTCCTACAAAGTTTGTTGTTACATTTAAAGTTGTTGCCATAGTTACAATTTGTTTTGAATTCTTTGTGTTAATGTTAATTTTGTTCCTACTTGTGTAGGTACTGATTTAATAGGTTTTGCAGCAGGTTGTTTAGACAATTCTAAAACCTCTGCTTTTAAGTCTTGGTTTGCTTTTGTTAATTCTGAAAATTTAGCATCCCATTGCTCTGAATACTTAATTAAAACCGATTTAACAGCGTTTGCGATTGCTTCTGCTTGTGCGTCATTGTTAGGCTGTGCCATTTGAGCAGGTTCAGCAGGTACTTCAGCAGGCGCTTCTTCTTCAACCATTGCATCTTTTACTTCTGCAACAATTCCCTCTTCTGCAACAACGATAATTCTGTTGTCGTCTGTTTCGTGTTCTCCGACTGGTAAAGGCATTTTTGCACCGTCTGGCATAGTTACCCAAATAGCTACACCTTGCGCTAATTCTTCGCCATCATACTCGAAATCAATTGAGCCATCTTTAGCTTTTACCATTCCGAATTTAACCTCAATTTGTTCTTCTTTATTAAGTCCTAACTTTGACATTAGTATCTCAAGTAAAGAATTACTCTTTTGAGTTTCTTCTAAAATTTGATTTGACATATTTACTTCACTTTTTAAATTTACTTCTTTTAAAGATAACATTGCATCAATGCTAAAACCTTTTACTTTACCTGTTTTAACATAGTCATCCCATATTGCAGGGTCGTCAACTTTCATAACTGCAACCCAACTACCTTTAGGATAACTAAAACCAAAATTGTTTGATTTGTCGTTTGTTGGGTTTTCAACTATCCAGCTTTCAGTAAAAGTAACACCTGCAATTTTTTGTTTAGTATCGTGTTCTATTGTACTATTGCTTTGGTGTTTTTGTTTAAAGAAATTATAAGATAATTCTTTTATTGTTTGCTCTGAAAATACAATGTTAAACTCTTCTCCGTTTTGATTTCTGTAAATAGGTTTATTAGGTTCTAAAACTAAACCCATTAAAATGCGTTGTTCAGCATCTACTTCTTTAAACTGTATTTCCTCTTGCTTACTTAATGCAATAAAATTACCCTCCATTGCCGGACTTTCAACCAAAGAAATAGCGTAAACACCGCTAACTTCTTCCTCATTAAAAACTGCTTCGTACGTTTTCATATTTATTAAACTATAAATTTTTACTTTTGTTACAAAAATTACTATAAATTTTTTCTATACTGTCGCTTCTGTTACAGAATTCCTGTCTAACTCTTGCGCACTTGTTACGTTTGAAGCTACTACATAAGCCTGTATTGGTTGTCTTTCAGTTGCTAAACTTTCAGCTATTTGGTTGCTTCCTGTGCCTTGTACTAAATTAAAACTTGGAGCAGAAGCACCACCGCCTCCACTTGGTAAACTACCCCCTTGCGCTGACTTACTTCCAGAAGTTATGTCTTTAATTGCCTTTGCTGCACCTGCAACACTTCCAGCTATACCCAATGCGGCCGCTGCTGTATTTATACCTACAAAAGGTTGCCCTCCTGTCAATGGAGAGGCTGCTGCTGCTTTTGCGTTTGCTACTGCTGTATTAGATATTATTTTTGAAACACCCTCTACTTGCTCTCTTACAACATTTGCAATAGCTAAACCTTTTGCTAAATCACTTCCTTTTTTAGCTAAATTAGATAGTAAGTTTGTAGTGTTATCAAACAACTCATATTTAGCTTGCTCTACGCTTTCTTGAAATTTAAGCTGTTGCTCTGCTGCTTCCTTGTCTTTAGCTGCGTTTTTTTCTCTTGCTACTTGCGCTACCTTTTCAAGTTCTTCTTCTGTTAATTTAGCGTAATATTCTTTTAACTCGTATTTCTCTAATTCGGTAGCGTTTAATGCTTCTAATTCTGCTAATGCTCTTTCTTCTTGTCTTGCTATTTTTTGTAATTGTGTAACATCTTCTAAATCTTCAATTTTTTGAGCGTAAGTTTTTTGTAAATCCTCAATAGCTTTAATCCTCTTTTTTTCATCTTCTATTTCTTTTTTAATAGCTTCTTCTTTAGCTTTCTGCTCTTCTTCTATTTGCTTTTTCTTTGCATCTGTTGATGCTTTGTATATTGCTTGTTCTTCTAATTGTAAGGATTGAATTGTGGCTGTTAATCTTCTTTGACCTTGAAGCCTTGATGTGTTTAATTGAATTACTTTTGCTTTTGCTTCTTCTTCTGCTTTTAACGCCTCTTTATTTGATTTAGAAAGTTTATTTTCTTCAATTATTGCATCACGTCTTAATATTGCCGTTTTTATTTCTTGATTTGTAATATCTTCTTCAATTTTAGACGCCTCTTTTAAAAATTTTATACGTTCAGAAGCACTAAATTTATCTCTTAATAATGCTTTTTCTCTTAATATTGCTATTTTTTCATCAGCCTCTGCACGTTTAACAATTAAGTTTCTTTCGGTTGTATCTGCTTGCGCTCTCTTATCTGCTATTTGTGCTGCTATTTTTGCCTCACGTTCTAATTCTGCAATAAATTCTTTAGTTTTATTAGTTGCATTTTCTAAACTTGTAGATATACTATTAACTCCTAAAGTTACTTTTGCAGTTGCATCAGCAGCTACTTTTGCGGCTTCTGAAAAATTACCCTCAAATAATAACTTAACAGCCTTGCCTAAATTTGGGATAAGTTCCAAAAGACCGTTTAACCTGTTTGTTATATTTTCCTTTATAAGATTTGCAAAGTCTTTAATTGCTTTTTGTGGATTTTCAAAAACAGAAATAACAAGCTCTCCAAAATCAGACAATATGTCTATTAAGTTGCCGGTTACCGAACCGATAACGCCCATTATTTTAGCAAACTTATTCTGCCCCTCTTCGCTTGATTTAAAGGCAGCGGTTACAGCTGCTATTGTTAGTAATAACAAACCCAAACCACTTAAAGCAATAGCCGCACCTATTCCCCTAAACCCTCCAGCTACTGCCCCAAGAGAAGAGGTTAATCCTTTTAGTTTAGTTATTGCTCCGCCAGTCATTTTGTCAATACTACCCATTAAACCAGATGTTGCTTGTGAGCTTTGGTCAACTTCTTTTTTTGTTGATTTAATGGAGCTGTTAAGATTGTCAACATTTTTAACTGCTCCAGAAGTATTAACTTTAATTTCTATTTCTTTAGTGATTGCCATTATTTAGCTTTTAAAATCCTTTTAATTTTTCTTTTAGCACCTTTCCAATTGGTTACGAGTTCGTGTTTGCCTTTTGCAATTTCTGTATATTTTCCTGCTCCGTAAAACTCGTTACTTTGTAGTGTCTTTATTATTTCTGATATCATTATCTTGCTTTGTGTGTTCGTGTAATTACATAACGTATGTCGTAAATGTCTATATCTTCATTGTCAGCCGAAACCATAACCATACCACCGTTAGCCTCCCAAGTGTTTAAAGTATAAGCGTTAAAAGAACTTAAATAATAATGTTCAACTCCACTACCTTTTGATAAAACAAAATCTCTTACATAAATAGCACCAACTGCACCACCTATATCAATGTATAAACTTAATCTTGGACTTGCTCCTGCTCCTGTTGGCTTACATTTAAACTCAATAGTTATATTAATTCCATCCCCATTTCTACCTGTTATTACCGAACCATCATAAAAAGTTGTAATATCTATTGGTTTTTGAGTTTCAAGAACTGTACCCTTGTTGTTTGGTAAAGCAACTGCTGCCGCTCCATCAACTACTGAAAATGGACTACCTACTGTGTATGTTGTATCTACATAATCACCCCAACCTGTTGCACCATAAATCTCATCAAAATTTTCGTTTGTTTTTGTAAACGCTGTTCTTAATGGGTCTCCTGTTCCATCGTTTGCGCTTGCTCCTATTCCTATTGTTTGTTGTGCCATATCTAAATTGAATTATCTGCTGTTATTATATTGTTATCTGATGTTATTACGTTGTTGTCTGCTGTTACTACTGCGCCGTCTGTTTGATTTAAAGTAACTAAAATTGTTTGCAAAGTTTCTGTATTTTGTACTTCACATTGCATAACTCTTAAACTACCTGTTAAATTTTGGTCAAAAGCAAAGTAAACATTATTTCCTGTGCTTGTTACCGTTATCCAAGAAGTACCGAAACCTGTATCTATTTTATTAAAACTAAAATTACCCCCATTTGTTACATAAATACTTTCTGTTTGTTCTGCATAGTTTACGGTTATTGTTGTTCTATCTGCATTGAAACCATTTAAAGTATTGTCAAAAGAATTAATTAAATTTAAAGTTGTTTTACCGCTTAATAAATTAAAAGTATAGTTTTCAATTCTGTAATAGTTATTTTCTATTTGTATAACATCGTTTAAACCCATTTTTAATTGAAGTCTTAAAGGCATAACCGCCTCGTATTTAAAACTCCTTTTCTTAATGTTAAACACCGAAGTAATATAACTACTATAATAATTTGAATATAAAGTATTATTTATGATATTACCATCCCACTCGTTAAACTCCTTGCCGAAAATCGTACTAAATTGAGGACTTTCAAAACCCAAAGTGTGACTTGGTACATTTATACTCGTTGTTAATTCTTCTTTCGCTCCTACGTCATTAATAAAGCCTATTGTTTTACTTCCAATAGATACATTTTGATTGTAAAATATATGCGGTTTAGGGTTTACGCCCTCAATACTTTCGTCAAATATTCCAGCATACATTATATTAGTATTACTATTGTCGCTAATATCTAACAACCTTTCGTAAACAACTTGTTCAAATGGTAATGCAACCTCAAAACTTTCACCGTCTAATTGGTTGCCGTCTTCATCTTCTAAAATTAACTCCTCATCTCCATAACCTTGCCCTGTATTCTTTTCGAATTGCGTATTTAAAAGCGTTGTAGGTTCTTGAAATTTAAAGTTAATAGGATTTAATAACTTACCCCTTTCAACGTCGTAATCATTAGCATTCACATAGTCTGTTAAGTCTATTAGTTTGCCCTCTGCGTAATAGTCGTTAATAGTATTTACATAGATTGTTCCGTTATCTTGCGCTATTACTATTAATTTAAACATCTGAAACAAACCTCTTAAAAAGTCCATTGTCTTAATCTTTGGTAAATTTGCACCTGTATTAAAAACTTGCGAAATACTGTTTACGCTTGCTGTTGTAACTTCGTAAGGTTCTGCAAAAGATTGTCTTGCTCTTATCGTTGCAGTGTAAGAAAAACTATCTGATGCTTCAATATAAAATTGAACTGAAAAATTACCTATAATAGTATTTTTAATAGTTTGAGAAGTACCTACATATTCATTACTTGTAAAATCTTCTCCATTGTTAAAAGTTTTTAATTTGTAAGGCACATTTTCAAAACCTACGCTTGGAACAATGTCAACAATATAACCACCATTTGTAGAAACTAAATTTAAAGTATCTGTTGTTTGATTTACATAAACACTACTTCCGCCATTCCAATCTATTAATTGCGAAATACTATTTACGTTTTGTGTCGCTTCTGTGTTTAAATATAAGTATAACTTGTTAAACTCTTCACGTCCGAAAAAATCCCTGCTAAAAGTTAAATTATATTTTGTTTCTATTGCTTCGATAATAGGCAATAAACTTATACTCGGTTTTAAATCGTTCCAAGTTACCCCAGTAGTTCCTCCACTATTAAAAGCTATGTTTGATAATGTAGGAGTTTGTACAGGGTCTGCTCCGTTTCCGTTGTAGTAATATTGTCGTTTACTAAATAAAGAATAAACTAATTCATTACTAAATAAGCCACTTGTTAAACCTGTTTTTACATTTGTACTGTTATACTCGTGGTCGTAAGCCGATAGGTCTAATACGTTTAATTCATCGTTTTTAATAGTGTCTTTTAAGTTTACAGAATTACCCCAAAATTGAATTGTATAAGCATAAGGATTACCACCTTTAACGCTTACCTTTTCAAGTCTGAACTTACCATATTTAAATGGCATACCATCTAATTCAATGCGACCTCCTACTTTAGTACGTGCATCAAATGTATTATCAATATTAGCGTTGTAATAATGCTTAAATAGTATGTTGTTACTTTCACTTGCTGGAACTGTAAAACTCCTTGTAAAGTCTGTTAAATTCTTTGTAATGTCTGAAATACTTGCCACCTCGCTTTTAAGTTCGACGTTTTCAGTTTCAAACATTTCAAGTAAACTATTACCTATGTATAATTGTACTTTCATTAAATGCTGTTTAACTCATTAAATGCGTTCGTAAATTCTATTTCGTAATTTATTAACCTGTCTTTTTGCCTTGTCTTATATTCTAAAGATGAAGTTGTAATATTTAAAGGTGTGAAAATTCCGTTTTCAAACTTCCAAACTTTACGACTTAACAATAATTGCCTAAATGTTTCGTTCATTGCTTCATCTACAAAACCACTATTAACTTTAAACTTTGTTCTTGCTTGTACGTTGTATTTATTGTATTGATGGTTGCCTAAATTAGCTTGCCCTGTATTAGCTTGATACTCTTCGCTTGTTATACTTATGCTTTCGGTTTGTGATTTAAAGAAACTTAAAACTTGCTCTGCACCCTCTTTATTTTGAAAGAATATATCAATAGGAGTATATCTACATTCGTCTTGAATTAACAAAGTAATTGTTTCTCCGTTGTATGTTATTTCAATATATTCGTCTGTTGGTGCTTCCGACACGTCAACCCACATATACTTCACAAGCTCTGAACTGTTAAGGCTATCGCTAACATCCTCTGTAAAGTTAATCTCGTTACTTGGATAAGATATTACTGTTATATTCATTACACTACTACGTTAAAAATGTTACTATAAATATTTACTGCATTGTCATTATCGTAAGCGAATAATTGCACATTATAAGTACCTGCAACTGTAGGCAAAGTAATATCAAAAGGACTAACTATTGTACTTTCAAAACCTACATTCCAAGAAACGTCGCCATCTAATTTATAACGATAATAAATAATATCTAAATTACCGCTTTGAGAAAATGTTACTTCGTATTGGTCGCCCCCTAATGAAGTTATATTTGTAATTGTTAAAGTTGCTAATGTTACTGTTGTTTCTTCTATCTCGATAGGTAACACAAAAAAACCTTGCCTATTTACTTTAAATTCATTTCCACTTAAAAGAATTTTGTTTACAGGTGTTGTCGCATTTTCGCCATCCATTCCGTAAGAATAACCCTTTGACATTAAGACTGTGTTTTGTTCGCTTGGTGTCGTTGCATCTAATGGATTTGATGTTGTATAATAAACTTGCCATTTTACCCATAGTTGATTGTTTCCGTTTATTAATTCTGTTGTGATTCCCTCTTGTTGTGTAAAGTTTATAAAATCACTTATCAAATTAGAAATATCTAACTTGTCATTACCTACACTTGCAGTTGGGTTATTCTTTGTTATTTCAAAGCTTGCTTCTGTTGGTGGGTTTGACTTTTCGCCATTCCAAACGAATAACTGGAACGTATAACTTGTGCAGGTTAGACTTGTTAAAGGACTAACAAAAGGAATATAAACGTAATATGGTGTTAAACTCTTAATCATTATTATTATTTTATTAAGTTGTAAAGTCAAGGAAGTCGTCTAAATCTAAACCGAAAGCTTCAACTATTTTATCTGGTAATCTTTTAAACGCATCTTCAAAAGGTTTAGTAAAAAAGTTTGTTGTTTCAAGTCCTTTATTCCAAATAGAATTACGAATTAAAAACGCTGTACTTTTGTAACTCATAAACCGACCGCTTTTTCTATCCTTAAATTGTATGCGTTTTCTTTGTACCCACTTATCAACACCCTCTGTTAAACCTCCTTTTCTACCTGTACCTGTTCCAAACTTATAAGGACTATTCGGTGCTTTTCTTGAGCTACTAACACCTTTAACCCCTTTATCAATAAACTTACCGTGTTCATCCATAACGAAAGACAAACTAAAACTATTCTTTGAAACTTCTAACTTGTAATCAATAGAGTTGTAAAGTCCTTTAGTATCGTTTTTCTTCTTCTTCGTTAAGTTAGTTCGACTTTGTTTTTTAATATAGTCCCCAAACTTTTTAAGTTCTAATTTGACTGACATTCAATATTTTTTTTGTACATTTGTTTTAACCTTATAAATTATAAACTATGTATTTATTTATTTCTTTACTATCATTATGTTTAATTATATTATTAAATTTTCTTTATGAGTTTTTAATTGCCTTTATGCGATTAGGAGAAACTCACGAAAAAATAAATGATATAATATACTTTATTTTATTTACTTCTTGTTTTTTGTGGGCTTCTGTATTTTTATCATATATTATTTACTTTTTAATTTCTAATTAGACTGACATAAATTTAAAGTTGTGTTTGGTAATTCAATAGTTGTAGTCAACGCCCAACCGTCTAAAATGTTTTTTTCGTCATAAATCAAAGGTTCTAAACTTGGGTCTGATGTTACACTAATATTATTATCGTCAAAATCTCTATAAATAGTTGTCCACATTCTATTTAAAACCGCAAGCGTTTCGTTTAAATTATCAACTTCATTATCATTTTTCCAAAACTTATCAATAACTACTTCCTTGTTAATATCTCTTTGCGCTAAACATCTTATATCTAAATTAAAAGATACTGTTTGTCCGTTGCTAAAATTAGCACCTGTAATAGCGATATTAACTAATGGATAGATATTTGTTTTATTAATATCTAATTCACTAATTTCGCCCTGCTTAACAGTATTAACAAAGCTATCATTTTCTGCTAACTGCTTTAAATATATTAGCACTTCTGTATATTGGTTCATCTTACAATTGTGTTACGTTTGCGTTTGCTCCTTTTTTCATAATAGTAGCCTTTAAATTTTGTTTGTCTATCTTGTGAGCTAAAAATATATGCACCTCGTGTACGTTCATTTTTAAAACCTTATCAATTTTTAATATATTACCCTTTGCAATTTCAGAAATAGTAGCATACCAACCCCACTTGCTGAAATAATCACTTGCTACTTTACCTTCTTTTGTTCCTCCAGAATAGATTTCTGGATATAATTCTGTAATTCTATTGACAAATTGATAAAAAAAAACAACCCACCGTCAACAACTGACAAAGGCATCTTTAACATTACGTCTTTATATTGTTTACTTCCGTTATATTCTGCTATTTCGTAATTACCAAACGCATCTTTTTTAGTGATAGGTCTAAATAATACACACATTAACTTATGTAAATCTTCTGTTTTATTCGCTGCATTACTTGCATCTACAAACTCGCCAATATTTAAACCATCTAACGCTTCTAAAAAATGAACCTCTTGCGTTGATATATTATTTAAGTTAGGAATAAAACCAAACTCTACACCATCAATTTTAAAAGTAGGTTTAAATTCTGCCTGTTCGTTTAATGCGTTGTTAATTTGCGATAAACAAAACTCAAAATCTATCTGACTAACTTTAGAAGTTTGATTGTATGTCAAAGGCGTAAACAATTCTAAAACACGTCTATTGAAAGTATAAACATCTATTTCATTAGCTTCGTAACTTTGATATAGTGATGCGTACTTAATATACTGCTCTAATGTTATTTCGTTTTTATTCTCTGGTAATTTAATCTTCATACTATTAAAACTAATTTTTATGTTTTTTGTTACACGCTATCGAATATCTATGCTAAAGTTTTTCATTAAGTTGTCCTCAATTCCATAACAAGTTAAGTCGACGTGTTCGTCGTGTTTTGCGTTTGGAAACATTGCGACTTGGTTTAAAAAATGTTCATTCCAAGAACCCTTTACAAGTTTAACGCGTCCACCCTCTATGTAAGGAGAAGCCATACGAGCGCATTCTATTTTTGACATATTAACAAAGTCGCTTTTTATTTCTGCTATATTTAATCTTGTTTGTTCTCTTATTAATTGAGCAATACTTTTACCACTTGCTTTAGGTTCTACTTTTAATAAGTTAATTTTTAAACCTGTTGATTTTATATACTCTGGTATAAACTTTATTAACTCTGGCAATTCCATATACTTATCAATAGAAGAGTAAATATAATAGTTGTTATTATGTTTAGCTCCTATTTGTATTCCTGTTGGGTCGTTCAATGTGTTCTTTGTGTATGCTCCATCAATATAAACTTTCCAATCTAAATTGGGTAATGTTTTTAAGTCGACAATTTCAAACCACTCTTTTTTCCATTCGCCCCCCTCATCTGGAGCAGGAGTTTGCATATATTGTCCAGCAAAGTTATAGCTATTTGCTTGTCTTATTTGCTCTAACTCTTCGAAAGTGTGCTTTTCTGGATATAAAGCATTGTTATCTTTATCTAAAGCAGGTAAGCATAAATGCGTCCACTCTTCCCCACTTCCACCGTTTAATAAATAACCGCTCATATCGTCCTCGTGTAACCTTTGCATAATAACAATAACAGGAGTATCTCTACTATTAACACGCGAACGAATAGTATTATTATATCTTTCGTTTACTGCTTTTCTTTTAACTTCTGAACTTGCATCGTCTGGTTTTAATGGGTCGTCTATTATAATAGCACCGCTAAACTCTTTACTATCTGAAACACCTGCTCCAAAACCTGTGATAGCTCCACCGCTTGCAGTAGCATAGACACCCCCTCCTTGCTCGTTAAACCATTTCTTTTTCCCTTGTGCATCTTTCTTCAGCTTCATATTCCAAAGCCTTTGAAACGCATCGCTTTCGATATATTCTTTTGTTTGGCTTGAATTGTCAAGCGCCAAATCATCAGAGTAAGATAAGTGTATAAATTTTGATGCAGGATTTTTAGCTAAACTCCAAGCAATAAAATTTTTAACAGCTAATTCAGTTTTACCGTAACGTGGAGGAATATTTATAATAAGTCGTTTTGTTTTACCGTCTACAACGTCCTGCAATGCTTTAGCTATTTTAACAAAGTGAGGCGCAATGTTAAAGTTGCGCCTGTGATTTTCTTTAAATATGTAACGAGTAAAAAATAATAAATCATTCTCACACATTACTTTTAAAACCTTTTCTTCGTTAGTAAGCATCGTTTAAAGATTTCTTAATTATCTCAACTTCCTCTTTTGTTAGCTCTCCTGCTTCAAAGTTTCTGTTTATGTTTTCAATAGTTTCTTTAGGCTTACCAAAAACATACTCTTGCAATAGTTTTAAATGAGGAAAACTATCTTTACTCTCTTTAGCTATATGAATATAGTATTTCTCAATGCTTCCGTAAACACTCTCTATCGCATCTAAACCAAGTCTTTGCACCTTTAGCTCTTCTGCTTTTGTTTTTCTTCCTGCGCCCTCTCTTGCGCCCCCTCTATTGTTTTTCTCTTTCATCTATTTTAGTTTTTAAATAATCAATCCAATTATTTAGTTGGTAGTTATTTAATTCCATACCTACAATATTAGCAAACTCTAATACATATTTTTTTGTTTCTTCCATTTGAAAAAATATTGTTTATTCAACTATAAAACCAAATATCAAATATAGTTTTAACAGTTAAAAATATTAATATAGTTTTAGCTTCGTTTTCTTTTTTACTTTTTTTAAAGTACACTAAATACAAAAATTTACATAATAATAATAGTGATACAAAAAAAGATAATTTTAAAGCCATTACTCACATTCAATTTTAACGTGGTAAAATCCGTTGTAATGTATTGTTAAGTTCTCATCGTCGCAGTCAAGGTCTGGCATAGGTACTGTGCTGTGATATTGATAAGTAATATCTCCAGGACTTAAAGTATATCTAACCTCTTGACAATCGCATACAGTTTCTACTTCGTCGCTTGAACAACTTGCACTCATTAATAATGATGCAAATGCTAATAATAATAAAATTTTAATTGTTTTCATAATTTGTTATTAAGTTTAGTGTTTCTTTTGTTATGCTTCTATTTGCTTTTATATCTAATTTAGAAATATTATTTTCTTTCATATATTTATCTATAAAGTCGTATAATTCTTTATTCATCTTCGTATGTATTATAAATTATGTCTAATTTATCAATCATAGTACCTATTGTTCTTGCTGTTCCGCTACAAGCAAAACAAGATGGTTTCCAATAAGGCAAGTTGAATATGTTAGAATACAGTTCGCAAATCATTAGTATTTGTTCGTGGCTTACTCTAATCGTTCTAACTTCTTTAAATAGTTTCCATTTGTCGTGTTGTTCTTTAGTAAAACAATTAGCTTTAGTTTTAATAGGAAACAGTTTATTTAATTTTTCTTTCCTTTTATCACATCCGCAATCTTTACCCTCTGGAGTAAATGCTTCAACTACTGCTTTAATACCTGTTGCTTCTGTAATATTTTCTATTACATCCCCAAGCCCTTTTGGTTTTCTTTTACTTCTTGTTTGCTTTGCCATATTTTTCTTTTACGTTTAATATTACACGTCTTGCAAATTGGTAATTAATATTATAAGTTCTTTGTATCTCGTGAAAGCTCATTGTTTCATTTAGCCTTAATAGTTCACGTTCAACAAATGTAAGGTTGTTTAAAATATTTACTTCTTCATCATTTAATTCATATTTACTATTGTTGTCTTCTAAATAAAATAAAGTTTCAGTACTTACTTTTTTATTATTTTCTTTGCAATAGTCAAGAAATAAATTTTTAATTGTTATGATAATATAATAATCGTTTGCGTCTAAATCTCTTTTTTGTGATACTTCATAAACTTTTAAATACATATCTTGTACTAAATCTTTTGCAAGGTCTTTATCCTTACAAATATTATAAGCTATACTACGCCAATATTTATCTTTTTTAGATAGTTCTTTTAGTATCATTAATTTAAACTTATTGCTGTGAAATATTTTTTAATAGTCTTGTATAAATTCTTATTGTATTCTAATTCATATATTTGACCACCTATAACAATTGAAATCAAATCTTCTTCCCCCATATAAAAAGCATTTACACTTTCAAGGTTAAAATAAAAATCTATAAAAGTAGTATCTTCAAACTCTAAACCGTAAACTTTCAATTTACCTTGTAAAATATATGGTGTTGTCATATAATTAAAACTAAAAAATTAATATTTTGTTACAAATATAGTCAAACCTACAAAATTAAAACGACATTTACAAATTAAATTATAATTATTTTAAACGTCTTTTAAATAACTATCTATTAATTTACATATACTTACTATGTCCCAAGCAAATAATGCTTTATAACCCAAAGAATTAAGTTTGTCTATTGCTTTTTGTTGCTCTTCTAAATGTTCATTCTTTAAAAGAGTACCATCTTTTTTATAAGGGCTTTTAATTTTAAGCTCAATAAACAAGCCTTTATACTCTTTGTTAGGTTGAAGTATTAACAAGTCTGGACAAGCAAATCCATATTTTTGAATTGCTTTATTTCGTGCAGCTTGTAACATTGTAAGTTTTACATTTCCAATAGTATCTGATAAAAATAATACTTCTGGATAGCGTAGACTTAAATACCTACAAACTTCTTTTTGTAACTGATATTCCAAATGCTTCATAACTCAAATATACAAATTAAAAAGGACAATTTGATTTTTTAGGTATTAATTCTAAATTTTGTCTTAACACTTCCAAACTTTTAAACTTACCATTTATTAAATAACCTATTGTATAACATTTAGTGATTTGCTTTACTAATTTTCCGCTTTTTAAATTAAAACAAAGTCCGCAAGTTGAAAAGATATAATTTTCATTATCTTTTAATCTATATTTTGCTTTATATTTTACGTTAAATTCAATCATTTTATCAATGTTTATAATAGGTTATAGTTGCATTAAATGTGTGTTTAGCCAATAGTTAGTGTCTATTTTGAGCAACATTGGTGTCAATGATAATAGGCTCAATAAAAGTTCCTAATTTGTACTTTTGATTTTCTCCTTTTGGGTACGGTTCAATTCCGTAATTTAGTTTTTTCATATATTCTTTCTTTTTTGTTTTGCTTGTTGCAAAATAAATGTATCGGTGTTTAGCACTTCGGTATTTTCTTAAACCGTTTTGTTTTTCATTGTCGTAATGCCTTGAATGTTTGCCACCTTCTACATATTTGTCAGTTCTTGCTTTTGTCATTCCTGTATAAATCCAATTTGTAGCTTGGTAAATATATCCGTTATGGTTCATTTGGCTATCAGCATAAGAAACTAATATTAAATCTTTTGATTTTAGTTCATTTAAGCACCAAGCCACAAACTTTGATAGTTGTATTTCTATTTCACCATCAACACAAAGGCGGTTTAATTCAAATACCTTTTCGCTATATTCTTTGCCACAAACACCAATACATAGACTATTACTTGCAGGTTTTCCAAATGTACAAACTGCTTTTAATATCCCGTTTTCAAAATACCCAAAAGAATAAGTTATACTTGGTTTTCTTCCTGAATAATGTTTAGGTAATAAAAAATCTATTGCTTCTTTATACGTAATGGAAGAAAAACAGCCACTAACAATGCATTGTAGCAATGTGGCATTTTTTGGTTTAATCACGTTTTCGTTTTCAAATAAAGTCTTTTGCATAAATTAAAATTTAGTTTTCATAAGTGCCACACTGCTACAATGCTCAACGTTATAAGTAACCTATTTAGCTACTTACGTCTAAAACCTTAACACTAATAATGTTTTTGAATTTTCCGTTTAATTCTGTTAGGTTTTCAACTTCAACTATTTCAGATTTTATAACTTTATAATCGTCTAATAATGGGTGTCCGCTATCGCACCATTTTTCATATTTTACTAAAACTGTTTTCATACTTTGTAAATTTTTAGCCTACTTATAACATTCGCTATAAATCAGGCTTATGGTTATTGTTTAATTTTTACTTTGTTTTGTTTCAGTTGTTTCCATTTTGGAACATACTGCTTTTGTACTTACGCCCGATTATATAGCGTTTTCCGTTAGTAGCAAGACTACGTTAATTCCTAATAAGATAATTTTTCAAAAAATCAGATAATAAATCTTCATTGCTTTTTATTTCTCCAGTTCTTACATTTCTTGAAGTTCCATCATTTAGAGTTATCCATTGATTTGATGTTACATCATAAAAATCAATCGCCATTTTTTTACTCGCAGAAAGAAGCTGATTAAATATACTATCTTCACTATTTGTTTGTTCTGTAATAATATCTCCAATTTTAGAGGAATATCGTTGTAAATCTACACTCATTTTTATTTAGTTTTATAATTAATATTTGTTTTAAAAATCCGTCCAGCTACTAACACTTGCTACAATTCAGCAACCGAAAGCAACTTTGTCCATAGGTTGCCGAAACTGTAGCAAGGGAACGTTGGAAACAATACTAATCCTTAGTGCTTAATTTAACATCAAAGATTGTAATTCCTTTACCGTAAGTCTTTGCCCAATCTTCTATTTCTTGAAGTGTTGCTGTTTTTTCAAACGTCTTTGAATGGTAGTATGTATTCCATTCATCCATTCCTGTTTGCCTAGTTACTGAAATAATTGCTTGTATCATTTTATTAATTTTAGTTATTTAATCCGTACTGTTGCCAACAATATGTAACAGGCATTAAAACGACCTGTTACACAATCCGTTATATTCCAGCTTCGTGATAGCGGTTAAAGTAACTCTGGCTGTTCTCCGAATAGTTCTGGGTGATATTTTTTAGGATTAAAGTTTTCATTCTTAGATATTATTTCTATCCATTCCTCAAAACTTGTATATTCATTTAATCCAGTTCTTTTGTCGGTAATTTTTATGTTATCATAATAAATACCGCTTCCATCATTTGTTTGTTCTAATTTTTTACTGTGAATTTTCATAATTTTATATTTAATTTATTGGTGTAAAAAAAGCCGAGAATATAACAGCAGTTAAAAATAACAGCCGATAGTTCCTGTGTGTGTAGGCTGTTTATTTTTAGCTGCGAACCGTTATAACTCATTTTCCAAGGCGTAAATATTATCTTCGAGTTTATCTACTTCTTCGGCTTCTGAAATACCCCAATCTCTTAAAGTATCGTTTGAACTTCTTAATTTTTCAAGTTCATTATCAAAATCCCAAAGTATATTTTCTATATCAGAAATAATATCTTTAAACTCATCAATATTATCTATTTTTTGATAGTTTCTAATAAGTTTCATTATTTCTGTTTGTCCTTTAATTAATTTGTCAATATCAGGGCAAGTATGTCTTATCGGTTCTCTATGATGTTTTCTCATAAAAACGAGTTATAACAGTTGTTTGGCACTATTGCCGTTTTGTTTTTCAGCGGAAAATCCGCTGGTAATTTTGATGTTTATTTCTTCGATTCACGTTCACGTTATCGGCAACATTGCCAAGCAACCAAACGTTATAATTTAATTCTCAACAAATATAAATAAAATATTTTAATTAAAACTATCTTTTTAAAAAAATCTTTCAATTTCTTCTGAAATAGTTTCATTATCTATTCCGAGCCATTGAGAAATAACAGTTTTACAATCTGTATAAAGTTTATTAAACTCTGTTTCTTCCATATTAGAAAACGAAATTGATATTGCTTTTGTTTTAATTTCTCCTGTTGAAAAATCTACAACTTCACGATAATAACCAGCTTTAATAATAACATCTTCCCTTAAATCGTCAAGTAAATAATATGCTTCTTGATTTTCAAAAGCTAAATTCATTAAAGCAAAGAACAACCTATGAAACTTTACATTTCTTTTTTTACGATATTCAATTTCAATAATTTCGTTTGGTTTAATTTTACTAAATAGTTCGTGGTCTGAATTGTAAGCAGGTTTTAAAAATCCATTATTTGTTTTTACTACTTGTATTTTCATATTATATAAAATTTTCTTCTATTAAATAAGGCAACGCATTTTTATTTACGTCAAATGTAAACTCTTCAAA